CCAAATTGAGATAAACTAGCTGATAAATCCACTAAACCAGCTCCATTAGTACTAGTAGTTTCAGAATACGAAACGCCTGCATCATTTGAGCCTAAATCAATTAAAATAGAAACCTCTGCACTAGTTGACCCTTTCCATTTTGAGGTAAATGTAACTACTCCTAAAGCTGCTACTGCAGATACTGGAGATCCTAAAACAGCATTACATGCATCTGCAATTTTTTGAGCTATTAATGTAGGAGTATCTCCTAAAGCTACTGAATAGCTATAGTTTTTAAAATCTAAATTATCTCTACCATTAACTACTAATGAATGTGTAGCATTTGCTGTAGCTGTTCCTGTAACAGTCCACGCCCTTACTGTAGCACTTGCACCTACATCAGAAATCTGAGGAAATACTATTGTAGGAATCCCTCCGACTCCATCCCCAGATAGTGGGCGTAAAATACTCATCATTCTATGTAAAGGAGAGCCATATCCATATAACTCTGCTGCCTCCTTTGCACTTGTAACCTCTTTTTTAGTTACTGTTAATCCTGCCTGATTAGCTGTATTTGCCTCTCCAAATACTGCAATAATATGAGGTAAATTAGGAGTTTCATTTGAGAAAAAACCTTTTTTGATTTTATACCCAGAAACCCTAGCTAATCTATCTACCCCTACTGCGGTTGAAATTGTACTCATAATTTTCTAATTATTAAAAATGAATTTATATCCTTTATCTGTTTGACAAAGTTTTATTACTGAATCATTACCCTCTAAATTTATACCGGTATCCATGTCCTGACATTCAAAAACCCTAGCTGAAAATTGCAATCTGGCAAATCTATTAAAACTAGCATCCTGACTACCATAATTGTCCTCAAATTGTATAGAGTCTAAATAAGTACCTCCTATAGTTCCTGGAGCGAAAGCTAAAGTTTTATATTTTGTAGAGCTTAAAATGTATCTAATCCATCCAGCAAATAAATGAATTTTTCTCCTTACATTATCGTTTCCACTTTCTTTAATAGATGCAGAACCATTACTATAAATATCTACATTAAATACCTCGTTACCCTCTGAGCTACTTTCATTATGATTAGAGTAATTAATATTCCCTAATGAAACATTAACCATAACCCCCTCAGAATTATCATAAGGCTCTTGACGTTCTACAAAAATCTCAAAATCAGTATCTATACAATTTAGTTTAATTTGATTGCTAATTTCTAAAAACAGAATAGCTCCGAGCTGTTCTAAAACTAACTCAAAGCCCTGCTTTTGTATCTTTTCTGTTATTAATGCCTCCATAAACTATTTTGTATAATCTCCTAAAATCAAAACTATTAAACCTAAAACCTCATCAGGAAACCACTCTCTGACTACATAATCCTTTTTAAATCCTGTACTATCAGCAAATGAAACTAAATGACCTTTTAAATAAACATCTCCTTTTGCATTTCTACTAGGATACTTATTAGCTTTTAAAAAATCCTCATCTATAGTAACATGTACATTTTTAGAATTTATAGGATTACCATCAGAGTCAAAATTAATCCAATGTTTAGTACCTAAACCAGTTAGCAAAAGCCTCTTATCATTTGATGGAGTTATCATTTCTATTGAAACCTCAAAACCTCCACTTTTAACAAACCTTTTAGCATCTCTTTTAGCTAACTCTAAAATACTACCCATTGGATCTTTTTTATTTTATTACTCAGTTTCCTTAGTTTCTACTACAACTGCTCCAGCTACTTCCAACTCATTTAAATGAGCATCTATAGCAGCAATTACAGCCGATTTACTTTTTAAACCATCTACATTAACCTCATTTAACTTAGCAAATGAAACTAACTCTTTAAATCCTAATTTATCTAAATCAGCATCATTAGAATCTAACTCTAGAGCCTCAATAAATCCAGCTTTAACTAATGCATCTGCATTACCCATTAACTGCGACTCATCGACCTCTGTACCATAACCAGCTACTATTTTATTTCGTAGCTGGTGGCCTATTGTTAATACTTTAAATTTTGACATAATTATGATGTAGTTTGTAGAGTATAAATTCTATCTACTGAAACTGGAACAACTAAAGGAGCTGAATCTAGCATAAAATTCCATGATCTTTTTACTTGATCAATTACATCATAAACTAAAAACTCTGCCTCTACTGGTGCAATATACTGTCCTGTTTTAGCATCTCCCATAACCGCATCTACTGCAGCGTGCATAGTGAATCCTTTAAAATCATCTGGTAAAAGGATAACATTATCAGCAGTAATATACTTAGTATCTACTCCTGTAGTCGGATGATCATAAGACTCATTATAACTCCAAAGATTTACAATAAATTCCCCTGCTGAAACTTGACCATGTAAAACTAAACCAGTTACATTATCAAATTGAGGCATATTTAAAGAAACTCTAGAAATATTTTTAATATCTGCCTCAGCTTGTACTTTTGCGTTAGCTAAAAAGTTAATTAAAGCAGATTGTCCTAAAATAGCATTAAATACATTACCCCCTGATTTTCCCTCAGTACGGATAAATTCACATCCTAGACGTAAATCTTTTACTGGATCTGCAGTTGCTGGAACAGTCCATTTTTCTCCTGCTACAGTCTTAACAACCATAGATCCTGCTTTACGATTATAATCTACATTATCTCCGTTTTTCAAAACTACTACTCCTGTCTGTAAAACTTGTGATCTTTGTAACTCAATTGCTCTAATCACTTTGTTTTTCAAATCCACTACTCTACCCATAGCATCCTGCATAAGCATAGTAGCATCTATTTCTCCTGGAGCGTTTCCAGTTCCGAAAGTAACATCATATCTCTGGCACGCTGTGAAATCAAATGACTCATGGAAATAAGGCGGTACAAAAATCTTTTCTGTAGATTTAGAAAAAACATTTCTAATTGGATCGGTACATCTAGCTACATCTACTGCAATTTTTCTACCATGTCTTTCAACTTCAATAGAAATAGCTTTTGTTCTGGATGTTTTCATAGGAAAAAATGCAGCTAGCCCCTCTTTAGGTGCTACATTATCTTTAAACGTAGCGACTAGCGCCTGTGTCATTCCTGCTCTGTGTTGGTTTAATGTAATACTCATCTTAATTATCAAATTTAGTATGTTCAACGCTTGAAGTATCAATATGTAAACCGATACCCTCTAAAATATCTCTAAGAGATTTATTACCTACTGTACTATCTAAAGTAATAGTAGCTGGTAAAACTAAATAATTACCATCTATAGTACCTTTTGTACAATATGCAGTAGTAACTACCTCAGCATCTGCTAAACTTGCAGTACCCTCAAAAGCTACCACTCCAACTACATCAGCTAAATTTAATGTAGTTGCTGGTAATAAACCACCTACTACAGCTACATCTCTTACTGCTAACATACCTAAAGAAATATCAGCTACTCCTCCAGAGTTATTTTTATACAGTCCATTCTCATATCTGTTATCAAAAACAAATACTGTTTTTACTTGGAAGTCAACCGCTGATTGATTTCTAGTATTATCTCTTTGTGTTAAATCTACTGCCATTTTTTAAAGGTTTTTAGCAATGTTAGAATAAATATCTACTGCTGGATTAACAGCCTCTACTACTGCAGCCTCTACTACTGTAGTTTCCTCAGTAACTACAGCCTTAGCACTATCTGAGTTTAAATTCTCTAGCATTTGAGCTGAGTTCATTTTTACCATAAATTTCTCTCTTTGAGATGGAGTTATAGATGCCCCTGATTCAATACCTGCAGTAACAGCTTCTAAATCTGCACTAGCATAAACCATAAAAGAGGCTACCCTCTCTCTCTCTGCCATAATGCCCTCATTTACAATTTCATTGTAAACTGCAGAATGGTCTTGTTTTAAATCCCCTTTTGTCATTTTAATTGAATTACTTGTTAAACTTAAATTACTATTATTATTTGATGTTACCATCTGTACTACTTCTTTAAAGCTAGCTATTCCATCTATAAAAGTTCCTATAGAATCTTTAGTAAATTTGGTATGTCCATTATCAAAATTAGATCCTGCTAACTGAGGCCTATTTTCTAAAGTACGATTAATAAAACTCTCATTAATTGGATCTAATAACTCACTAGTTATAAGCTCATAATTATCATTATTAAATGCCTCCTCAAATGCTTTGTTTTTCTCAGTAGATTTGGTAGCGTAAATTGTGATATGTTTTGTACCATCTGGACTCTGACTATTTGCTCTATGGCCCTCCATACTAATCATAGTACCTACAGATCCTACTATACTCATTCCATCCTCTGCAAAAATCTTAGTAGCATTTGATATAATTCCGTATGCAGCACTCCCAGCCATACCTCCCTTAGTAACTAATGCATAAACTGGCTTAGTTTTTTTTACTTCCTGGATTGCATCTCCCATAATATCTACAGCTCCACTAGAACCTCCTCCAGAATCAGTTAAAATGATAAAAGATTTTACTCTAGAATCATTAGCCATAGATAACATAGTATTGGATAACTCAATCATCCCAGATGATGATGCTCCTCCTCTTTTTGTAATAGGACCATTTAAATTAATAACTCCTATACCATTAAAATTTTCTTTTGAATTTAAATCCCACTCCCCTCTAACTAGTTTAGTGTTAGATTCCACTTTAAATAATGAGATAGAGTTATATTTTTGCTCTGGCATATCTAAACTTACTCCGTTTTGGATATTATGTAGAATTGAGGATAAAGATTTAAAAGACATAGCATCTACACACCATGTATTTAATCCGTAAATCTCTCTAGCTAGTCCGAAATTCATATACAAATATTTTAAATTATATACAAATATATATATTTTTTTTAATATAAAGGCTTTAAACAAAAAAAACACCCTTATTACTAAGAGTGTTTTTCCTAACTGAAATTAACTAAACAACTTTTAAAACTAATACGCTTTACAATACTACGAAATAAATTTTAAACAAACCAGAATAAATTAGGATATTTTTTATTTAACCATCTGACTATAAAAAACACCGCTATCAGTAATAATATCCAGAATATCCAAAATAAAACACCTGTAAAGCTCTCCTTTCTATCTACGTTATGAGATTTAGATTTTACATTTACCTCTCCTTTATCTTTCTTAACATCCTTTACATTAGTTTCTGCAGAGGTCTTAGCTTGTTTTTTCTCATCCTTTGAGGTATGTGTATTGGAATCCCTTTTTTTATTGCTTAAAACAGCGTTTTTATAGGTTTTTCCATCTACTACCATCTCTTTATCTGGATTAACAGGAGTTATAGTAGTTTCAGATTTAGTTTCTACTATTTTTGTGTTAGTCTTAACATCCTCCTTAGTTTCTACCACTTCTTTTTTAGAAGTTTCATTAACTACCTCAATATCATTTTTTATTTTAATATCCTCCTTTGTAGTTTCTGCTTTTCTAGCCCCACAATTAAATAAAAACGGAACTATTAAAAAAATTAATATTAGCTTTCTCATATTAAAAAAAATTTGATTTTGGTTTATTGTAATTTTTATAATTAAATACTTGTACATTATGCCTCCAAAAAATAGGCAGTCCAATTATATTAACTCCTATGTTAAAAGAGCAAATAGTTATCCATTTTGTAAATGTTTTTTTCATGGTTTAAAGTATAAATTAGATTCCGCTTTTCTCCTTAAAACTAATCCTTTTAGAATTTTACCACCTCCAATGATATAATGATTTTCTATCCAGTTTCTTATATCTCTATCAGATGCCTTTTTATTAATTAAGTTATATAAGGTAGATGAGCCTCCAGTATTATAAACATAAGAAACTAAAGCGCTAAATTGATTCTCATTTATAGAAACTTTTATTTTTCTATTAACTATATCCTCATATATTTTTAAATCACTAGACAAGGCCTCATCTGCCTGCTCTTTAGTCTTAATAGTTGCATTTTTAAAAGCTGTAGATTTATTTTCTATTCCTTTTAGGAATTTACCATTTTTATCTCTCATAGTCCTACCCCATCCCTCAGTCCAAATATCAGCAGGACATAGTTTAGGCTGTAGCCCTATCTGTTTTAAATCTCCATCATGCAACCCCTCAAAATGCTTAATTATATTTTCTCCCTCTTTGTTTGTTTTCATTATTCCTCTTTTTCTTTGTTAAAAAATTCTTTTATATCTCCTGTTTTCTCAAAATTATAAATTTTATTCATAATAAACTGAGGAGGAAACTGTTTATTACTTAAAATATAAAAATTCTTTAAGGCTTTTGAAATTGGATATAATAAAGTTGTTATTTGTATAACTACTTTAAAACCCTCTCCTATCATATTATCTCCTGCAGTTAATCTAAGCATCTCCAAAAGAGTATAAACAGGAATTAAAACAGCCCACATCAAAGCATTTCTTTTTAAAAATAACTCCCAGCTAAATGTTTTCATTTTCCTATGATACCATGCTCCTACAAACATGTTAATTAATAAAGCACCTAGAACAAATGAAAAAAACTGTTTATTATTTACATACCATAAATTAAAAGCCTCTAGCAAAATAACAATAGGGCTAAAAGTCATTAGCAATTTAAATATGTAAATTAATTTTTCATAATAAGTAGGCTTTTCATCTGCCACTAGAATAATAGTAAAGAAAATCTTTTTAAGCATAATTTTTAAAGGTAAAGTGTAACACCACATAAATTAATATTATTTTTTTGGTTGGTATATGGTTAATAACAGTGTTACAAATACAACGGATAGCAGTCCGTATGTAATTACTTTAGTAAAAAAAGACTCACATAATTGAAACATTATGCAAATAGCATTAAAACTGTAATATAAAAACAAAGAAAATACAGCTATTTTTTTTCTTTGACAAAAACTTAGTTTAAATCTCCAATGCCAAAGAGATATAAACATTAAAGAGTATCCCATTTGAGTTAATAATGGAAAAGTATAAAAAGCATAATTTGGAAAATCAAAACTAATCCCCATTATATTTACACTATCTTTTGCTAAAATAAATGAGAATAACTCAAATATTAACAAATAAAAAAAACCATATATTAAAATATGTTTTTTAGTTTTCAAATTAAGCAAAACCCCAAATTTTGATATATTCTCTTTTACTGTTTTACATAAGGCACATGAGCCGATTGGATTTCTAGGCATATCTATTTTATTTTAAATTGTATTCAAATAATCATTCCATAGACTTGAAAATTCTAAACTTTCAATCTCTGTTAATCCGCCACCAATAAAAAACATCTTATAATTAACATAACCATTTATAACTCTCATAAATCTAAATGTATAGTTAACATCAATGTCGGAAACGATGTGAGCTTGGTCTACTTTTTTTACACTATCTTCAAAAACTTTCAAATTGCTTGCCTTTAAACTTACAAGCCTTGTTTTGTTAATTAATGGTTCTGTTAATGCGGATAAAGTTGTATTCCCTCCATTTTGTTGAAA